ATCGAATTGCGTCTGAGGTACGCGGGCTTGGCTTGCAGCGTTACGCCACAGGTGCGCTGTCACAGGACGATCCAACGTTGGCCAAACCATCGCGTTGGCGCGAAACCGTCAGCATCAATCTGACCACGAGCACAGGACGTGTATTCTTGCAGCAGCGCTCCTACGACTACTGCCGTGCGTTTTGGCCCGATCCTACGCTGACGGAAGAACCGCGTTACTACGCGGACTACGACTATGAACACTTTTTCTTGGTCGCGACACCAGACTCTGATTATCCGTTTGAATTGGCTTACTACGAGCGTCCGGAGCCGCTGAGCGACACGACGCAAACGTCTTGGACAACGCAGTACGCGCCGCAGCTGCTGCTCTACGCAACGCTGTTGGAAGCACAACCGTTCTTGAAGAATCCTGACCAGGCCAAGCAGTTTATGGAATTGTACAAACAAGCCGTTGCGCAGCTTGGTCAAGAAGACGTTCGCCGCGTGCAAGATCGTGCGGCTGGAGCGAGGAGAGACGTGTGACGACTTACACCGACGTTTTTGGCAGCGAAACGATCCCGCCTAGCGGCTTTGGCTACCGCTCCGTGACGCTATCGGCAAACACGACACTGGCGTGGCCGGACAACAGCGATGGAACAGACTTGGCTTCCATCATCATGGATATTTCCGCCAGCGCAGGCAGTCTGGCGCTGACGTTGCCGAGCGCCGCTGAAGTTTCCACAGGACGCGATCTGCTGATCCGCAACACAGGATCGAACAGCTTCGATGTGAAGGACAACGGCGGCAGCGTTATCGCGACAATCGCTGCTGGCATCGTCAAATACTTCTACATCACCAACAATTCCACTGCAGCTGGCACTTGGGCTGTGTTCACTTACGGCACGGGCACAAGCGCTGCGGACGCATCTGCGTTGGCAGGGGCGGGGCTGCTTGTCAGCGGCTCAGAGCTTGCGCTGGAGCATCCATATCTTTCCTCGGCGACGACATACACGATTCTGACGACAGATCGCGCCAAGACCGTCGTGTTCAGCAGTTCTGGAGCTGTCACGTGCGATCTGCCTGCAGCGAGCACCGCTAGCAACGGCTTCTTCTTCCTGCTGAGTAACCAAGGAGCCGGAACTGTTACCGTGGACGGAAGCGGTTCTGAAACCATTGACGGAGCCACAACCAAAGCCATCGCTCCGACAGAGTCTTCGTTGTTTGTATGTTCTGGTTCGGCTTGGTTCAGCGTTGGCTACGGACGCAGCGCGACATTCGCCTTCACACAGCTCGTCAAAGATATCACCGCAGGAGGCAGCTTTACCCTTTCCGCCAGCGAGTACGCCAACAAGCTGCTCAAATTTATTGGCACAGCGCCGAACAATATCACGATTGTCGTTCCAAGCTCTGCTGCAGTCTATTACGTGCAGTGCGCCTACAGCGGAGCTTACTCCCTCACGGTCAAGACTGCTGCAGGCACGGGGATCGATCTGACCAACTCGGACAAATCGATCCTGCTGTGCGATGGGACGGACGTCGTTGTTGCGCAAAGCGTAAGTGTATCTGCGCCGACTTCTGTACCTGCAGGTTCGGCAGTGTCCCCGAGTCTGTACTTCACCACAGACACCGACACGGGATTCTTCCTGGCAGGCACGAACACGTTCGGCATCACAGGAGCAGGAGCAGAGATCGCGCGTTTTGGACCATCTGAAGTGTTGCTCGCTGCTGCGCTCAATCTTGCCTCTGGCGTCAAGAGCACGACGCGCAGTAATCTCGGATTGGCGATCGGCACAGATGTGCAGGCTTACGACGCTGATTTGGCTGCGTTGGCTGCGCTCGCCAGCACAGGGATCGCTGTGCGCTCTGCTTCCGACACGTGGGTGCAGCGTTCAATCGCCGTGACCGCTTCGACAGGCCTATCTGTTTCCAACGGCGACGGAGTGTCTGGCAATCCAACGTTGGCAGGCATTGATTCTTCTGACACCGTTAAAGGTGTTGTTGAACTAGCAACTACAGCAGAAGCGCAAACAGGATCGGACACCGTGCGTGCTGTGACTCCTGCAGCGTTGGCGGGTGCGGCGGCTTATCAAGGCAAGCAGACGATTTGGGTTCCTGCAACAGCAATGGTCGCTCGCACAACCAACGGCCCTGCTGCAGGCACAGCAGAAAGTGCCACAAATAAAGTGATGGTCAAGACTTTGGACTTTGACCAGACAACGGCGGAATACGCCCAATGTTCGGTGCGCATGCCGAAGAGCTGGAATGCAGGCACTGTGACGGCATCCTTTGTGTGGACGGCCAATAGCACCAGCACGAACAGCGTTGTGTGGGCTGCGCAGGCTGTGGCACTTGGCAACGATGAAACTATTGACACCGCTTTCGGCACGGCGCAAACTGTGACGGATGCCAACACAGCAACAGCGTATCAAGCGCATCTTAGCGCGGAGACTTCTGCGATCACAATCGGCTCATCGCCTGCTGCGGAGAACTGGATCGTATTTCAGATTTACCGAGACGCTTCAAACGGCTCGGACACGCTCGCTGCAGACGCGCTGCTGTTGGGCGTGAACATCTACTACACCACGAGCGCGAAGAACGATGCTTAATCTGACGCAGCTCGTTGGGTTTGGTGCTGGCGCTGGCAGCGCGCTGTTCGTCTTCTCCGCCACGATCAGCAGCAACACCAACAACTACAACGTGCAGGCTGCGATGTCCGGGGCCGGATGGAACGGAACTGACCCGTTCCAGGCGACCATCACCATCAACAGCGGCGTCACGGTCGGCTCGACCTCGACCGGCACCTACGCCTTTGTCGCCACTTCGACCTTCCCGGCGGGCAGCTCGCTCTCCGTCACCAATGCCGGGACGATTCAGGGCAAGGGCGGGAATGGGGTCAATGGGAGCAGCATTTCTGATCGAACTTCTCCTGTCGCCGGCACCAACGGCAACGCCGGAGGCGGCGCGCTGCAAATCCTCTGCCCCTGCACCTTCGATAACACCGGGGCGAGCATCCTCGGCGGCGGCGGCTCCGGTGCGAGCGGAGCGAGCGCAGGTTTGCAGATGAACCAGGACAAGGACACGTATTGCTATTGCACAGGCGGCAGCGGTTCTGGCGGAGGCCGAGGTTCGGACGGCGGCACATCGAGCAGCGGCGGCACAGCCACCGGGTCTGGATGTAGCGTTGTCAACGGCAATCAAGGGGGCAATACGGGCAGCGCCGGAACGACAAGCGCTGCGGGAACGGGCGGAGCGNNCGCGCAGCAGAACAACCTTGGTCCTACGTCGGACGGGTATTGCCGTGGTGCTGCCGGAGGCAACGGCGGCGGAGCCGGTTCTGCGGGGTCTAACAGCAGCGCTTCGACGGCGAGCATAGGCACGGGCGGCGGCTCCCCCTACACCGCATCAGGCGCCACCGGCGGCGCTGCCGGCAACGCCGTCAATGGCGACAGCAACATCACATGGATCAACACCGGCACCCGCACGGGGCCGATCAGCTAATAGGAGGGCACATGAACATCAAGTGGCGCATCACCAAAAAGAACGTCGATCAGGGCAGCATTGAAGTGCTGTGGTGGGACGTTGAAACAGGTATCGAAGTTGGACCGTACAACATTTTCATCCTTGATGGCAACGGTTGCTGCCCGCAAGGGGACTCTCTGAAGCGCATGATCGACGGCTACACGCCGCTCGGCGAGTTCGACCAAAAAGCGAAGATCATGGCACTCGCTGCGACTTCGATGGACCACATCGATACGCTGCTTGATGTTGAGCACACAGCCGACCTCAACGTCTTCACGACGCAGGCAGAGCGCGTGCAGCTCGGCGAAAACATCGCGGAGCTTGCGACGGTGCAAGAAGGCTGACATGAAGTACGTTACGGCCGAATATCTAGGAATGCGTTTCTCCATGACGCTGTGCATGGCAGGCGAGACGCACCAGTTCAGTGCTTCGCGCCCGATGGCACGCGCCGATATGGCGACCACGCAATACTGGGGTGGCGCTTTCCGCTACGAGAAGCCGGACGGCACGACGCTGGCCGACATCACGCGCGGAATGCTAGGCATCGACCTGCCGGACTTCCCGGAAGCCGGCATCTACACGCTGCGCGCAATGGAGGATGGAGCACAATACGTGTGCGTCACCGCTGGCGGCAAGCGCATCAACAAGCAGCGCCTCGCCGTGGCTGCTGGCGAACAGCAAACAATCCCACAAGGCCATGCTGCCATCGTGGACGACGGAGGAGCACGACTGCGATTTGTCGTAGCGAAAAACGCAGGCGTGCAAGTGGATGGCCCGTGCAACGGGCTGGAAGTGTGGCTGTAATCAACCTGAGAGGAGCAGAAAAATGAAAGTGATCGTGGAACGTGACGATGGTACGCAGTTCGAAGTGGCCGTGGGCAGCGAGGTTGTTGTCGGCGACGTGCGCGTGACGGTGCAGAAGTATTCCGAGCCGACCTTCTACGACCCCGTGAATGTCGCCCCCGGTGCTTCCGGCGGCGGAGCGGGCGAGTAATGAACCTCCAGGCCGCGCAGGACTTTGTACGCGGAGCGGTGCTGGAAGGCACTCAGAAGGAACGCTTGCAGAACCGCGAGCAATTCCTCGCGGCCATTGGGGTGTTCGTTGTCTGGGCCTCCGCCGTGCTTCTGGGCGACGCTCCGAAGGAGCCGTTCTACCAGACGCTGCATGATCTGGTGCTCGGTTTCGGCGGCTTCGGTCTGGCCAAGTGGAAACCGGGTGCATGAGTGCCGAAATGTACCAACTTCGGCTGCGAGGATGAGGCGCACTACCATGATCGCTACCACGAGGACATTTGGTTGTGCCACAAACACGCAGCCGATTACTTCGAAGCCTTCTCGGAATGGCTCTGGCGCGGGACGCCGGACTCGCTCCGGGAATGGCTTGAAGTTTTCAACCGTAGCGGAGGGACGCTGAAGTGAAAGCCGCCATGAGAGACGCCTTGCTCTTGTGCGCCGGGATGCTGATCGGGTTTGGCCTATGGGCCGCGCTCCCCGCGCCCGAGCCGAGGGTGGAACGCATCTATGTGCCGCACCACCAAACCAAGACCGTCGCCGTCGAAGTTCCGAAGGCGTGCCCAAAGCCATTCAAAGAC